GCCCTCGTGCGCCAGCGCCACGTCGCGGAAGATGGTGGCAAGCTCCCGGCGCTTTTCCCGGTCTTCGCAGAACACTGTCAGCGCCCCGGTTGCCGGTTCCCAGGAAAAGCGTGCCGACATGGCAGCTGGTTCCTCGTGGTCGACCACTTGGCCGTCTTCCACCTGCCGGTAATGCGCCGTAGAACCATTGAAGGTTGCGCACAGCGTGTGCAGCTGTGTCAGCGGCTCGTCGTCGGCATCTTCATCGTCATCGCGCTGTGCGTGGGACAAGCCGCACCGCACAAACTGCTCGATCAGGATTTGCTCTTTCGGCACATGCGGGAACAGCTCTGCAATCCGTGTGCGAAGTGCTTCCTGGATGTCATCGCCATTTTTCGGCTCCACGCCCTTGGGGCCAAGGTAGTGGCTGGAGAAGTGCTCGCTTTTCCACTGGCGGTGCATCACCTGTTCGTGCTCCGCGTGATCGAAGCGCGCTTCGCGGCGTGCTCCAGCCTCGGGAAACTCCTGCAGGAGATAGAGGTGCAATGCGCGGCTATGGCGGTCGCTGGGCATTGCGAGCACGGTGGCATCGTCTTCGCGCCTGGCGTCGAGCACCGCCTGAACAGCTTGAGCGCCGTAGTCATCGCTGAGCAGGATCACTCGTTCGACGGCATCCTCGAGGCGCAGGCGGATGGCAGCATCCAGTTTGGCCACGCAGTGGAAAAATGCCTGACGGGATTCGACCGGCAGTTTTCCTTTCGAGGCATCGGCCAATGCCTGAAGTTCCGGCAACGCATCGCCGCTGGCCAGTTCAAGCAGGCGCACCACCAGCGCCGGACGCTTGACCTTGCGCAGCAGATCGACGAAATGCTCCATTCCGGGCAGGATGGCAGGGCCATCATCTGACCGTTGCTCGCGCGCCCGCTTCGGTGACGACTTCGGGTTGACCGCTTTCTCCTGCTGGGCGGTGGTGGTGTGACCGGTAGGCATAGGCAGACTCCTTCGTAAAGTGCGCGATTGCGCGAGTTGTTAACTGCGAGATTCAAAAAATGCCGACGCGAGGTCGGCGCGGATGGGATGGTGATGATCAGCGCACGGCGTTCTCCGGGCGGATCAGGCCGTAGCGTTGCAGGCGCACCTGCACAAAGCGTGGATTGACGCCAAAACGCAGGGCCAGCGCACGTTGCAGCAATTCCATGTCGGCGGCGTCGCTGGCGGCGAGTTGCATGCTGGTGCCGGGAATCTCCGGATCAAGCGACGGGCCACGATGAATGCTGACGTTGTATTCCGATGCCAGCTCCTCAGCTGCCGTGCTCAAGAGCTTGCGCGGCACCAGCAGCGAGCCCATGAATTCGTTGGCACGCAGCTCGGCAAAATGCACTTCCGTCGCCATTGCTGCTGATGGGGCTGTAGGTACTTTTGCCAAGTGCTCGCTGTCCGGCGTGGTGGTGCGGTAGGCGCGCTGCACGACTGGCTCCAGGGCATCGAACAGTCCTGGGCCTTTGCCGCCGTCCATGATCCAGCCTGGGGCATCGAACACAGCGTGGCCGAGTTCATGTGCCAGCGTGCTCAGAGCCAGCAGCTCACTGAGTTTTTCGCCGACGGGCGACACGCACACCATCGCGGTGTCTGGTGCGTAGGGGTCATACTCGCAGATGCCGAAAACGTGGTTGCCATCCTCGTCATGCACCTCGCAATCAGTGCTGACCTCGAGCGCGAAGTCGATACCGTTGATCTTCAAACGGTCGATCTGGCGCAGCGTGTCGAAGGCAATGGCATCAACACCGCTTCCCACCAGTTGCTGGCGGGCGAGTGCTGCGATGGCTTCGATCTCAACGTGCTTGATGAATTTGGGGCGCTTGCGGTCGCAATGCCGGTAGTCGAGGGTCAGAACCGGCATTCACTTTTTCTCCGTGACTTCCCGGCGGTACATCCGCACCACGTTGCCCACATCCTCACGCATATCCGGCGGCAGGCGACTGGCTTCGACAAAGGCGTCGTCCGGGTCGATGCCCAAGATCTCTGCTGCCTTGCGGATCAGCTCGTCCTTGGGCGGTTTTTCCATATCGCGTTCGATGCGCGACCAGTAGGCAGGCGAAATCTCAAGCTGACGCGCGAACTCGTTCATCTGGATGTTCTTCTCTTCGCGCTTTTTGCGAATGAAGGCTCCGAAAGGCATGGTCGTTTCCTAGTTGCGTGATTAGTTAATGCCTGGAGCGTACTGCGAGAAGTTCCGTCTGTCAACTGTTTAGTTAACGCGAAAGTTTTTGCCGCCGATTACCCGGAATTGCCATCCGCTTCGGACGATCAGGCTCACTATTTCTGACGGTTGCAATTCCTCGGAGCCGTCATGAAGAACATCGAACTCGCATCTCCCACGGAGATGAGCGCCAGCGCCCGTGCTGGCGAAATCGCCGCCATCCTTGCGGCTGCCATCGTCCGCACCCTTGCTGCGGATGAGCCAAAACAGAGAGCCAATTCGACAAGGGGAGGCCTTGGCTTCCTGCCCGACCAGCGCGTTCATACAACCCCCTATCAAGAGGAGAAGTTGTGATGAACGAGAAACAAGCTTCCGTCGCCGCACGTATCGCGGAGCTGGCCTGCCTGCCGATGTCCGAGCTTTGGACCGTATGGGATCGGTATTTCCCGCGCCGCCCGGACTACCCCAACCGCACGCACGTCGAGTCCCGGATCGCCTACAAGCTGCAGGAGGAGGCCTTCGGTGGCCTTGCGCCCGAGACCAAGCAGCGCCTAGAAGCCATCGGCGCAAAACACTCCAAGATCAAGCTGCGGGCCAAGCCGCGCGAGTTCGATTTCGCGCCGGGCACGATCCTGCTGCGCGAATGGGGCGAGCGCGAGCACCGGGTGACGGTCACCGCCGAGGGGCTGTTCGAGTACCAGGGGCGCAACTTCAAGAGCCTGACGGCGGTGGCCCGCCACATCACCGGCGCGCACTGGTCGGGGCCGCTGTTCTTTGGCCTGAGCAAGGGAGGTGCCCGATGAGCGAGATCGCCAGCACCAAGGCTCGCAAGCGCTGCGCCGTCTACTGTCGGGTGTCCTCGGATGAACGGCTTGACCAGGAGTTCAACTCCATCGACGCCCAAAAGGAGGCGGGCCACGCCTACGTCGCCAGCCAGCGATCCGAGGGTTGGATTCCGGTGGCCGACGACTACGACGACCCTGGCTTCTCAGGCGGCAACACGGATCGGCCCGGGCTGAAACGTCTGATGGCGGACATTGAGCGCGGCCAGATTGACATCGTCGTGGTCTACAAGATCGACCGCCTGACGCGCAGCTTGGCCGACTTCTCCAAGATGGTCGAAGTGTTCGAGCGCCACGAGGTGTCCTTCGTGTCAGTCACCCAGCAGTTCAATACCACCACCTCGATGGGTCGGCTGATGCTCAACGTCCTGCTGTCCTTTGCCCAGTTTGAGCGCGAGGTCACTGGCGAGCGCATCCGCGACAAGATCGCCGCCGCCAAACGCAAGGGGATGTGGATGGGCGGTGTCCCGCCCCTGGGCTACGACGTCGACAACCGCCTCCTGGTCATCAACGAGGCGGAGGCGGCTGTGGTGCGCCGTATCTTCGAGGAGATGCTGACCATCGGCTCTCCGACCCAGATCGCCGTCAATCTCACCGCCGACGGCATCACAACCAAGGCCTGGACGACGCAGGAGGGCCAGACCCGCAACGGCACGCGCATCGACAAAAAGTACCTGCACAAGCTGCTGCGCAACCGCATCTACCTGGGCGAGTTGTCGCACAAGGGGAACTGGTACCCCGGCGCTCACCTGCCGATCATCGACCGGGAACTGTGGGACAAGGTTCACGCGGTGCTGGCCAGGGATGGGCACGCCCGGTCGGTGGAAACCAAGATCCGGTCGCGCACCGACGCCTTGCTGCGTGGCCTGCTGTACGCCCCCTCGGGCGAACGGATGTACCCAACCTACTCACGCAAGAACGGGCGCAAGTACCACTACTACGTGTCCAAGTCGGAAAGCCGGTTCGGGGCACCGGGCAAGAGCTACGAACGCCTGCCTGCACCGGAGATTGAGGCGGCAGTGGTGGCCCAAATCCGCACGGTGCTGACCAGCCCAGAATCCATCGCATCGGTGGTGCGCCACATCCAGCAGAACCAGAAGACGATGGGCGCACAGATCGACGAAGCCAGCACGGTGATGGCGATGGGGCGGCTCAACGACGTGTGGGAGCAACTGTTCCCGGTTGAGCGCCACCGCATCGCCAACCTGATGATCGAGCGCATCGAACTCATCCACGTCGGCGAACTGCAGGGCATCAAGGTGAAGTGGCGGGAACTGGGCTGGGACGCCCTGATCGGCGAGTTCGCCCCGAGAGGCATCGGGGCGGAACTGGTGGAGGTGGAGGCCTGATGGATGCGTCCATGGAAACCTTCGTGCCCCTGAAGTTTGGCCGCCGCGGCGACCAGCGCGCGGTCACCGATGAGAGCAGCGTTCACAACGTCACCTTGCTTGAGGGCGTAGCGCGCGCCTTCTACTGGCAGCAGCTGCTGGACAGCGGCGTCATGCAGAGTGGATCGGCCATCGCCCGCGCCGAAGGGCTGCATCACTCGGTGCCCAACGAACTGCTGCGCCTGACCCTGCTCGCGCCCGACATCATCGAGATGCTGATGGCTGGGCGTCAGCCGCGCCGCATGAACCTGATTTGGTTCCAGCGCAACCCGCTGCCGGTGGATTGGGCGGCCCAGCGCCAGCTCGTGAGGCGTTTTGAGGAGCAGGCATGAGCAAAAAGCACCGCGGCCGGTTCAAGGGCGATCCCGTCACCTACCAGATGCCAACTCCGGCTGGTGGCGTGCGGCTAGAGACCTTCGTACCTTGGACGCTGGTCAAGCGCGGGCTCAAGAGGCAGATCATTACCCCCTTGGACGCGCCGCAGGAATTCCGGTCCGAGGCCAGCCGGGAGAGGGCAGGGCGGGCGCTGGCCCAAGACACTGCGCTGATGCGTGCGCTCGGGCTGGCGCACCACTGGCAACGCCTGCTAGACGAGCAGCGGGTAGAGTCGGTCGCCGAGATCGCCGATGCCGAAGGCCTAGACGTGACGCAGGTGCGCCGACTCATGCGCCTGACGCTCCTAGCCCCAGAGGTCGTGCAACGGCTGGCGTGCTCACCCGATGCGGTGCTGGAGCAGGTGATGCGCCGGCCGTGGCCCAATGGCTGGGGCGATCAGATGCGGGTGCTTGAACCATTGGGCTGAGGGTGTCGAGTTCAGCATGTCGCTGCGCTTTTCCAGCCGCGAAAGGGCCTGACTCGGTTGCTGCTACACGCTTTGCGGTCAAGCTTGCTGATTTTCCGGGGTGTTTGGCATCGTCACGGTGGTGCCACCGTACAGCTTGACGCTTCGACCCGGCCAGCGCCATTGCACCGGGACTGCCGCTTCCAAGCGCTCTGCGATCAGCCTGCCTAGCGACGCTGGCAGGGTCAGTAGCAGACGTCTGCGCGCATCCCAGTAGATGCTGTTGCCCAGTGCGCTGGCCGTATGGCCTTGTGCGAGCCGCTCGCACAATCTCCGCCCAACGACATCTTGAGAGGCACGGTCTGCAGGCAAGACTTGACCAATGAACAGCCGCAGGGTGTCCTGCGGCGGATAGAGGGCTGACTTCCTGTGTAGGGTAGCTTTTGATTTGAAACCAAAGCCTACCGCCAGTAGGGGTCAGTCCGCCCTGATTCCATGCATTTTGAGCTTGACCGAGTCCCATGATGATCTTACTACGATTTCCTGTGGGGTTTCAGGATTACAATTCTAGCTTTAACTTCAAACCGACTATCGCCCTGCAAGGGCAAGCCCAACTAGCTCTACTGCTTTACACAATGTCAGATCCTGCAATCAAAATCGCCGAATCCATCTTTTGTGCTGCGACCCCAGTCCTGCACATTCATCGCCTTGAGGCGCCACTTTGGAAGCGCAAAATCGACCAGAATCCGAGCGACGCGCGAATTGGCCCTTGGCTCCAGGCGCGCTACACAGTTCTCAGCGAAGAAGCATGGCGAAACAGAGGCGTTTGCTTGTATATGGTCAAACAGAAGTCAGAGTCTATTCGCTACGTTGGAATCTCTCGGAACGGCGTGAAGCATCGCTGGCGTACGTCCCCTGCGTATGATGCGAACACAATGAATCGGCTTCCCGAAAATCAACTCTTTCATAGCCAATGCTGGCGCCACATGCAGTCTGCGTTTGCAACAGATCTTCAGGTTTCGGTGGAGGTGCGCACTATCATGCACAACACTCTCGCAGCACAACTGTCGGCGCTTGGCCCGCCTCTTTCTGGCTTCCTCGCTCTGGGAGATGACGGAGAGGGCATGTGTGCTGCTGTGGAACGATGGCTGTGCAATCGCAGCAGTGGCTCTTTCCTGTCATGGAACACCGCAATGACTGGTCGTCGCGCAGCAGACAGCTAATTTTCCTCATGGGCGCTAGGTGCCTAACCAAGCTCGTGCAACCTAGCCGATCAAGTTCCGGTCGGATTGCTCGCAATAATACATCACGAGCCACCGCGTGCAATGTACTCGTCACATACAAACGGTCTTCTATTAAGGAAGCTCTGAAAAACCAACTATCAAGCGCGCCCCACTCCCGATGGCTTTTTGCTTGGTGAGATTGGGCTCAACTTGATCCCGTTTGAGCCTGAATTCGACCCCGACTTGCTTGATTTGGAGCCCTTCGAAGGAAATTT